TCGCAAAGCAGTGGCATTCCATAAAACACTAAGGCCATTAGTACGTCTTCAAAAAATATCTCAGCTGTCTGTGGTCTAGCCACGTATTCTAAAAACATATGATTAGGTGGGCAATCTTCCATTGAAAACTTAGTAAGACCGTGTAAAGCTCCATTAGATCCCTTTCCATCCACTGTTCCTGATATGTCGTACGAATCACAACCAAAAGCTCCCATGTGTTCGTTGGCAGGGTACTTTACGTTGTTCTTCATTATGATCTTATTCTGCATGTGACTTGGTGGAAACCAACTTACCTTAAATCTACCTTTTGGATCTGGATAAAATATTACCTGCGTATCTTTTATTCCATTTACCCATTGGAAGTTTCCAACTGACAATACCGCTGAATTACCTATACCTTCGTTGTAATCTATTTGTTCGTATATTTTAACAAGATTAAAAATACTATTTTTAGCTTCGTCTCTAAAGGCGTGTTCTGTAGTTCTTGGAAATTGTCTGTAGAATTCGTTTAATCCATCTTGATCAGATTTTAATCCTTCAGCTTCATTATTCCAATGTTCTATTATACCTATATCAATTAATTCGCCGTCTGGTCCGAGCACATCATTATCCGGATTATCGAATACTGGATATCCGTATTCATCAATAAACCCCTCGTAGTTCCATTCCATTGGGATAAACAAAGAGTATAAACCAGACTTTGTTTGGCCATTTCTATTTCGCGAGGTGACATCTGACGCGTTGTATAATCTTTTAAAATTGTCTCCACCTTTGTCTAATGCGTTTGAAGTTGAGCCCATCATACATTTACCAACAATTCTACTACCCAGTCGTAAACATGTTTTAGTGACTCTCCAGTTATTTAGTATATTATCAGGTCTCTCCCATTTACCACTTTCGTCGTGAACTAGTAAATTTAATTTTTCTCCATCATAACTATTATCCCCTGTGTTTTTCCAGTCTATAGTTGTATCTAATCCTTTTATTTCTTCTAACTTCTCGTTAGCTGTAATCTTTTTCCTTGTAAACTTACTAGCAGGTACTCTGTAAGCGAGTTCGGATTTTGGCCGATCCATACCATCTTGGATAGGTTTAAAAAAGAATGGATAATTAATCGATATGGGAACAACTTTATCCGTAAACATTTTCTTTGCATCGGCACCTGACTTTGATAATATACCGTATCTAGCGTCGCTTGATATTGTGGCTAAGTTAACTGTTTCAGCTGACGACATAAAAGAAAATCCAGAACGCCTATTTTTTAGATAGCACATACCGTAGCATCTTTTATCAGCTTTACAAGCCTCCCAAAATATATAGAATAATCTATTGGCTTCTCTAAAGTCCGGGGCGCCTACGTCAATCTTACTCCATTGCAAATACATGTAGTGCGTACCGGTTATCCAGGTTGGTTTACCATTATTCATAAACCAAAAACCTTCTTCTCTTCGCTTAAATTCTTTGTCTATGTAATCGTACCATTTTTCTTTATTATTTTCCGGATAACTTCTCCAGTCGAATATGTTTTTAATACGACTAAGTTCTTTAGGGTACTCTTGTTTAACCCATTTGTTTTTAGGGTGTTTATATATGTCTTTTGGTGGCTTAGGTAAAGCTACAACTAAATCTTGTATTTGTATTATTTCACCTATAACACCACTGCGAGATAACACTATTAAGTCGTGCTCTTTATTATAGCCATATTTCCATTTCTTACCTCTGTTCATTCTGGTAATAGTGGTTTTTTTTATAGGTTCAATTATTTTAACTAAATCTTGCTTATACATTATTTTGATCTTCCTTCCGCAAAGCCTTTAAATACCTTTTCTTTTTCCTCCGGTTCTTTACCTTCAACAAGATTTTCTTCCGCTTGGATTCTATCAAGTATTTCAAAAGCATCAAATATGGCGAGCTTTTTGGTGGCGGCAGCGTTCTTAAGTCTGTCTGCTGTAATATCATCCCCACTATCAACGATAGCTTCTTTAGCAACTTTAATAAGCTCATCAACAGCCTTGTGCCCAGCTTGGATTATACGCTTCTTCGTTTCCTTGGTATTCATATTTAATTGTAATAAATTTAGTCATAACTCTATATAGTCTTTTACCGTCGATTATAAACTCGTATGTTGAAAATGGAGTAAAACCTACTAGATCTCCTTCTTTAAAACTACCATCAGTATATATAATTTTACCTACATAAGGTTTTTCTATATCTTCCGTAAGGTAATTTGTGTCTTTTATAGGCTGTACGAAACAATATCCTTTTACTGCTTTCCACTGCCAATATCGTTTATATAAGAATATTTGATCTTCCTTTACTAGATAAGTGTTTTCATCAAAATAGTTTTTACTATTTTTTTCTTCACCTCTAACGTCGTGCCATCTTCTAAATACATTGTGATGAACTATAACTTCGTCTTTAGGTTTTATCTCTGTTTCAAAAGCTGTAGGAATAGATTTAACAATAGCATGCCTATTTACAAATTGGTGGTTGTAGACCTCGGTATTTAAAATAAGATCTTTATCCCCAACTTTCTTGGTGTTATTGTATCTATTCCCTTTTGGCTCTATAACAAAGTCAAAAGGCGCTTTCATTAATACTCTAGATTATATTCTATAGATATCGCCATGTTCTTGTTAAAGTCCTTCCACGGTAGTACATCTTTATTTTTTTTGATATAAATAGAATACTTTTCGTCTTCTTCTAATATATCACAGATAGTATGTCCACCGTATACTTCTTGACCAACAGCGTAATGCATAGCGTTCTCTTTGTAATCTTTACCTACGGTAATTTTTCTAATCAGTTTTGACATCTTCTTTGTGATTTATAGTACCATCTTGTATGTTGATATCAGCTGTACCATAAGTCTTTTCGAATCCAACCTGCATTTCACCTAACTTTTCTTGTAGCGTAGCTACGTGGTGTAAAAGATTATGTTTCTTACTTTCAAAACTTCCAATTTCTAGTTGTGCTCTATTGATGTCGTTAATTACTGATTGTACTTGATTTAATTCTTCGTTTGTAATTTTCTCAGGTTTTTCCTTCTTTAATTCCTTGATTTTCTTTGTTGTGTTTTTTGCCATTTTATTTAATTTAAGTTAATTATTTGTTTTGTTTATTCTCCAAAATATACTATAATCCCACCGTCTGATTCCGCTGTCGGTGTTACGCTAGTCCATCTACCATAAATAGTTGATCCAGCTGGAAATGAAGCGCCGCTTAAAGCTAAACCTCCATCACCATGATCTGTAGCGTTAGTTGTTGCTGTGTCTTGTTCATGCGCTGCTACAGCTGTATTTACGTAATCTCCTGTGCTCTCAGCTATTAACGCTGTTAGAATGTTAGCTTTTATAAAGTATATAGCTATAATAACTTTATTTGGTGGAGGTGTTACTGCTGACGCAGCATCACAATATGCTGATCCTGTTATAGAACCAGTCCAATCGTTTTTTATCATTCCCATAATTTTATTTTTTTGTTTTTTCTAGTGACCTACCACCGAAGTAAGCTCCGATCACGGTTATTAATACTAATTGTAATAGATCAGTCCACTTAGCCTCAACTGTAAAGTTAATAGCACCAGCATCGATAAATATCAATAATACTGTTGATATAACTAAGAATATTAAAACTAATGGTCTAACGTTTTTACTCAACCAAGAATCAGATTGCATGTCCGCGTTCCATCTTGATGAAATTTCTTTTTCTAAAGTAGCTTGGTAAGAGGCTACTATCTCTTTAACTTTTCGCTCAGCTTCAAGTTTTTCTTCTTTCGATGTATGTAAGTCGTCTATAACTCCACCTACGCCTTTTACAAGATCTTTAACTCCTCCGCCTGACAGCATTCCTAATATATTCATAATTTAATTTGCGTCTCTGTAACTTTTCTTTAATCTAGATTTTCCTGTGTTTTCATCATAAAAAACATCACTTTCTTTTAATACAACTGTTTTTCCTGTAGTTAAATTCTTTACTGTCGGATTACCTTTTTTATCAGTAATAATTTCATAAGAATATTTATCTTTAAAAGCTGACGTTCCTTCTATTGTCCCTAATTTATGTGGGCTACCTTTCATTTTAAATGGTGTACTCATTTTTTTTAATTTTTAATGATCTCCGTTACTAGCGTCATTTTCCCAAGGAAAACCATGATCTCCAGCTTCTTTCCATTCGCCGTAAACGTTTATCATATCTTTACCTTTTATAGTTTGTCTAGGAAAATTATCGCCATTATATTTTATATAATCATCGCCATACTCTAACTTACCTGTTCTCATGTCAGTAGCGTGTCGCATTTCGTGATTAATTACTTTTCTTTCTTCAGCGCTACCAGGTTGT